TAATATAATGTCTTGAATAAATTGTAAAGCGTTTCCTGCTGTATTAACTTTATCAGCAGTCGCTAATATTTCTTTTACGTTATCACCTAATACTCCTGCATCACTAAATTGGAATGTTGCTTTTACCGCTTGTTTACCTAATTCATAATCAGGTTTATATGTCATTTGCCCATTTTCGACGACGGGTAACATATTAATAGGTCTTCCTTGATCATCATAATCAACATATCCTGTTCGGTATTCAGGAGAACCTGACTTTCCGCCTGGTATAGCAAACACAACAGGTTTTTTATCAAACCCTTTTATTAAAAGTTTTGCATTATTTTCTAATGCTCGTTGATCATTATCATATTGATAACTGTAAAAATTCTTTGCTAGCTCTCTTTGATATTCATTCGTACTTTGAATATTTTCCATATTAAATCCTAAAGCTTTTTCAAATAATTTATACTCTTCTGCATCTCTAGTGTTTCTTTGATTATCTAATGCATCTAAAATCCATTCTCTTTTTGCTCTCTCGTCATCTTTTTCTTCTTCTCGTCGAGCTGCTTTTTGTTTTCTTTTTTGTTCATTAATTCCTGCTAGGTCTGCAAGAAAGTTTTCTCCTGCATGAGCAATAGCGGGTGTTAATTGACCTCCCATTGTAGGTTTCATTAAATTTAATCCTAATCTAGCAAGAGCTAAATTTTTTTCAAATTTCATATTATCTTCTGGTGCAATTTCTACTTCTTCTGATGATTCATATATATCAGCAAAATCTTGAAATGTTTTAGGCTCACCTGCATATTCGGTATACATTGATCTAATTTTTGCGGGATCTATTTCGGCTGCAGCTTTTGCATAAATTTCATCCATACCTAAAGGCTGTTGATATGTTGGATCTCCAAAATCAATACGAGGTACTTCTTTTCCACCTACAGCAGTTGAAGGATTAGGATCTTCGGTATTTCCCCATTTAGGAACGATAGGCGCAGAAAAATCAGGTCCTACATCATTAATGTTTTGAAACATGGGCCTATTAAAAATACTTTCAGCCATAATTAATTCCCATAGAAATTAGATAAAGCAGAAATTCCTGTAATGCCTGCTCCTACACCAGCCGCTAGTGGATTAGTGTATGGGAAAGGTTGTTGTGAAATACTTTGTTGTATAGATGGTTGTTGTGAAAGAATATCAGAACCAAACTGAATTCGTTGACGTGGTTCCATAGCTTGAGCACTGCTGAATCTAAATAATTCATCAGCCACTGCTTGATCTCTTGTTCTCCCTACTTGTCCTACACCTAATAATGATTGAACACCTTGTGCACCTAATTGAGCTTGTTGAGCTCCTAAATTACCCATAGCTTGAGCTTGCCCTGCAATTCCTTGACCCAGCGATCCATAAGTTTGAGCTGATTGTAATTGTCTTGCACGATTTGCTTCACTTGTTCCAATAGCTTGTTGTTGAGCTTGCATAAAGTTTTTAGAAAGATCTTCAAATATTCTTTTGGATTTAATGTCTTGTAAATTTTTAGAAAGTTCCGCTGATTGAACCCCCATTCTAGATCCACCGAAAGCCCCAACATTTTGTGCTTGAGCTTCTAATTGATTTTGTGCTTTTTGAGCTTCAGCATCCATTTGTTTTAACGCTTGTTGTGTTACATCTGATTGATATTGATTCATAAAGGCTTGCGTGTTAGCCGTAGCGGGATCATACGCTTGTTGAGCCATTTGTAAGGATGGAATTCCTAAAGAAGTTGTAGCTTGCGCTGTTCCTAATTGTGTTTTAGCTTGATCTAAAAATGGTTGATACCCAGCAACTCCTGTTACAGCTCCTGTAGTTGGATCTACACCCATTTGTTGTGAAGCTAAATTAAATGCTGCTGTTTCTTGAGGAGCAAAACTTGCTATACCTCTTTTAAATTGTTGAAGCGGTGTATCTAAAAGTCCTGGATCTTTTTTCTTCCCTGTTGTTGGATCAATTTGAGTTCCCCCATATAAAGAATCTAAAAGACGTCTTCTATAATCTTCAAGAAAAGGTGCTTCTCTTCCAATTTGAGTGGATGTTTGATTTGTTGCCATTATACTCTTTGTCCTATGTTAGCTAATTTATCTTGTAAAGCATACATAAAATCAGCTCCTTTGTTTCTTGCCTCTTCTGCATTTGTAGCTCCCATCATAATACCCGCACCATTAACAGCGTCAGTTTTTTGTACGAACTCACCATCACTTAATTTAGCAGGAATTGAATCACTTGTTTTGGTACCAGGTCCACTTATCTGACCTGTTCTTCTTGGAAATACATCTCCGCCGTGTGCTAATCCTACAGGGTATCTTACTTCTTCCATTTCTGCCATATCCATTATTCCTCCGCCTGCTCTATAAACTGCTCCGCCTGTAGTAGGATCAATTTGAACACTTAGGTTTTCAATACGACGTTCTTCGGGAGGTCTTGCAGTTTGACCACCATACATTTTATCTACTGCACTCATGTATTCACTTGCATCAGGTACGTGTGCTTTTTTAGCATCTTCTTTTGCCGCCATATAAGCTAAAATTCCAGGTCCTAAAGACATTAAACCTTGCATTCCTAAACCTGGGGCTGTTGCGTCTCCCGCTTTATTAGTTGTAGGTTGAAAACTGCTTAAAATTTTCTGTAATATATTGCCTTCTTCTTTACCCCCTCCTAAAGTTTGATTTCTTGGGTGTCTAAAAGGTTGTTTCTCTGGCGTAAACATTTTTGCGCCTGCTCTATCCATTAAGCTTTTTTGAGTATTCCCAAAAGGCAGTGTTGCTAAACCCGATGTCGCCGCTGACATAAGCGCGTCTTTTGGTTTATTACCTGTTAATAGTGAAGCAATACCTGAACCCATTGCAGCGCCCATTCCTCCTGGCAACATCATGTTACCAAAAATTGGTGCTGCTATTTGTAAGCCCTTTTCTAGTATTCCTTTTAATCCTTTAAGCATAATCTCCTTAGCAATTTATGTTATTGAAAATGTGCAAGGAGGCTGGCCTTGATTATAAGCCGATTTAATTGTATATTTATTGTATATTTATAGGCAAATTATTGCTATATGACAATACATATTTGCAAGTAGAAAGGAAGTTATGTCAAAGAAGAAAGAGGAAGTAGTACAATTTCAAGCTATCAGACCATTTGGTCCTACTATTCTTAGAGGAAAAATGCCCGATAGTTTAGTTAAGTTGATGGATGATAAAGCATCAGAAATGATGAGTGATGAAAAATATTCAAAAGAATTTGATCACGCACCTCATTTAGCAGGTAATGTTAAACAAGAAACACGTTATGATCCAGCGTGGTTAGGTTCTCCTGACGCTCAACCTATGATAAATTTAATAGGAGAGATGGTTAAGAATTATATTTCTATTCCACCAGCAAATGAAACTATTAGTCCTGAGTTTGTTGGTCAGATGGTTATTCAATCTATGTGGGCCGTGAGCCAATGGGCTGGAGACTTTAATCCTTTTCATATACACGAAGGTCAATTATCTGGTGTGTGTTATTTACGAGTACCAAAAAGTTTACCAGAAGAATATGCAAGAGAAGATCACTATCCAACAGTGGGCGACATATGTTGGTTTAATGGTCAAGCAGCTACTTTTAGTGGTCACAAACATCAAGAGTCACCAAAGGTTGGTGATATATTTTTGTTTCCTCATTGGTTAGCACATGGTGTTTATCCTTTTAGAACAAAAAACGAAGAACGTAGATCGGTATCTTTTAACTTAGAATTAGTTAAAAAAGAAAATGCCCCTCAAGTAGGAAATGCTGAAACTGCAAAAAGAAAAGAATTTTATAATAAAGATAAATAATGCAACATCATAAAGAGACAAAGTTTGTCATGTATGTTGATGATTTTTTAGATGAGGCTACATTAGAATCTCTTCAAGAAACATTTCAAAAAATAAATTATAGTGGAGTAAAAAACCCAGAAGGTCAACCTTATGGTCATAGACATACTTTTCCTCACAGTTTTCACAGTGATCCTTTGTTAAAATTAATAAAAGATTATTTTTTTCCCCATAGAAACCTTGAGCCACTATCCGTGAGTGCTCATTTAAGAGAAAATAACAAAGAGCCTTTATTTCATACTGATCATGATAAGGGAAATGTAGCAAACTTTCTTTTATTTGTAAAAGGTGAACCTCTTCTTAATAACGGCACAGGTTTTATGCATGACAATAAATTATCTTCACATATCGGTTTTGTAGAAAACCGAGCTCTGTTTTTTAACGGAATGAAAATACCTCATTCGGATCTACAATCTTTTGGGGATAGCTCTAAAAGATATACACTTAACATATTTTATAAAGAAAATGTTTGACATAAAGAAAGTGCCGATGGTCCGTGTTACGTGGTTAGATGCCCGTGATACTGAGACAGGATGGCTAGATATAAAAGAAGTTACTAATGCTCCGTTGGCCGTGTGCCAAGAAGTAGGGTGGATGGTACATAATGGTCCAGAAAAAATAATTATTATGCGTTCTTATAGCAAAGATAAAGATGACGTTACAGGCGGCGGTGCTATCGCTATACCTAAAGGTTGGTTAAAGAAAATAGAATATTTAACAGTGAGCTATGCAGAAAATTAAAAAAGCACATAAAGATAAAAGCTACGCATTGCTCAAAAACGCAATTAATCTAAAATCTTTCGGATTAAATTTTGATTTTAATAGTTTATTTGAGTTGTATAATACATATCCTATTTTTAATTATCTTCAGAAAAATCAACCCAGTCTTCATCTTTTTCAGATGATGAATATTGTTAATAAAGACACAGAATTTTTGTTTAGCGCTTTTCTAAAACATATATCAAACATTATGAAAAACACATTTAATTATAAAATAGGTAATTTAGATATATTTTTTTCTACAAGAGGAGAGGTTGGAGGTAGTCATGTTGACGCTGAACATGTTATTATTTTAGGTATATATAAAAATACTTATTATCATATTAAAGGTGAAGATATAAAAATAAGACCTGGTGACATTCTGTATATTTCTAAAGGAAATCTTCATCATGTTTTTTCTTCTACAGAAAGAATAATTTTATCATTATCGTTGTGGGAGATAAATGACTAATAACACAATTGACGTTTTATCAATAGACACTGATTATATTAAATCTCCTATTCATTTTAATAATGTTATAGATTTTTTTTTAAATTATATTGATGATCTAGATATTAACAATATTATTTTTTCTCAAGTACATGCAAATATTTTTTACACACTTGATCCTATTTACAGAAAAAAACAATTAATTAATTTAGTAAACATAGATCATCATCATGATATTTGGTATCAAGCAGTTCCTTTAGACTCATTTAATTCTTCAAATTGGCTTGGTTATTATTTAAATAAAAAAAATTTTATTGATAATGTTTATTGGTTAGCAAATTATGATTCGGATAGAAACAGCCATCCAGACTTAATTACAATAACTTATGATATAAAAGAGATTAAATTTAAAAAATTTGATTATGTTTTTGTGTGTAACTCTCCCAATTATTCAAATTTGTTAAGTGAAACAGCTTTTGAAACTCTTATACATATTGTTAAGCATATAAAAAAATGTAAAAAATTTGATTTTTTTAAACCTAATTTAGTTAATCATTTTTCAAAAGAAATATTAATCAATGACTAAAGTATTTATTGGCACTCCTTGTTACGGTGGAATGATAACAGCAGATTATTTTAAAAGTTGTTTACGTTTAGTGAATGAAGCTCCTAAACACAACATACAATTACAGTTTGGAACTATTGGCAATGAATCCTTAATAACGAGAGCTCGTAACACCTTAGTTCAATTATTTATGGATGATCCTGGTAATTATACTCATTTACTTTTTATTGACGCTGACATTGGTTTTAGTGAAAAATCAGTTTTTAGAATGTTAGATCTTGATGAAGAAGTAGTAGCAGGAATTTATCCACGAAAAGCAATAGATTGGAGAAAAGTAAAAAAAAGAGTTATCGATAATCCTGATATTGATTTAGATGAACTTCATGCAGCTTCTTTAGAATATAATTTAAATGTGAAAAATCCTGATAGAATTGAAGTTAAAAAAGGGTTTATAGAAGCAGTAGACGGCGCTACTGGGTTTATGTTGATAAAAAGACAGGTATTCGAAAAAATGGCTAAGGCTTATCCTGAATTAAAGTTTAAATCGGATCAACATTTAAATCAACCTCACGATACTAAATTTAATTATCATGATAATTCTGACTGGAATTATGCTTTTTTTGATACAATGATTGAACCAGAAACTAAAAGATACTTATCAGAAGATTATGCTTTTTGTAGATTATGGCAGAAAATTGGGGGAAGTGTGTATGCTGATGTTGTTAGTGGTTTAAATCATCACGGAACGTATGTCTTTAAAGGTAATGTAGGAACTCAATTCTTGCCACAAAACAAGAAATAATTTAGTATGCTCCTGCATGCAATTAACTGATTTAAAATTTCAACCTGGTGTAGATAAACAAGACTCCTCCTACGCGGCAGGAGATCAAAGAAGATATACAAATTCTGAATTTGTACGATTTCACTACGGAAAACCAGAAAGATGGAAAGGATGGGAATATCTTCCAAATCCTAATGAAACTCTCGTTGGAGTTGTAAGAGATACACATTCTTGGATAAGTCTTAATGGTACAAGGTATTTAGCTTTAGGAACTGATAGAAAACTTTATGTATATTCAGAAGGTTCTGTACATGATATAACACCTATCCGTGAAACTGCTTCTCTAACTAATCCTTTTGAGACAACTTCAGGAGGAGCAGGAGTAACGGTAACAGATGCAACCCACGGAGCTATAGAAGGAGATTTTGTTACCTTTGATAATGGTAGTGCTACTAATACTGTGGATGGTTTAGAATTTAATAATGAATTTGAAATAACAACAGTTATAGATGCCAACAGTTACACAATTACTTTTCCAACAAATGCTACAGGATCAACCGCCGCTGGTGGAGGTTCTGTTACAGCAACTTATCAAATCAATGTGGGACCAACAGCTTCTACTTATGGATACGGATGGGGCGTAGCAACATGGGGATTAAGCACATGGGGAACACCTCGTGCTACCTCTAGTGTAACTATTCAAGGAAGAAATTGGTCTTTAGATAATTTTGGTGAAGATTTAGTAGCAACTGTTTTAGATGGTGGAACGTATAAATGGGATACTTCTTCAGGTTTAACTGTAAGGGCCGTGAGCCTTGGTGCGACAGTACCGGTAGCTTCTCGTTTTAATTTGGTTTCTTCTGATACTAGACATTTATTTTTATGGGGAACGTGTACAACAGATGTGACAGATGCAGCTTTCCAAGATGATTTATTTTTTAGATGGGCTGATCGAGAAAGTTTAACCGTGTTTGCTCCTACTGCGGAGAATGAAGCTGGTTCACTTAGAATTGCAGACGGATCACGTATTGTGGGAGCTGTAAGATCAACAGGTCAAATACTTGTATGGACCGATACTTCTCTTCATGGTGTCCAATTTATTGGTACACCATATACTTTTGGTCAACGACAGTTAGGGTCTAACTGTGGATTGATAGCGCAACATGCAGCTATTGATGTAAATGGTAGAGCTTACTGGATGGGTGAAGATGCTTTTTATATGTATGATGGTGTTGTCAAAAAAATGCCATGTTCTGTAGAAGATTATGTCTATGATGATTTAAGTTTTACAAATAAGAATGATATTGCATGCGGAGTTAATCCTGAGTTTAATGAAATTATGTGGTATTACCCAAGCTCAAGCGCTACTCAAATAGATAGAGTAGTAGTTTATAATTATTTAGAAAATACCTGGTATACTACCACTTTAGGAAGAACCACTTATTTGGCTAATTATACATATGAAAATACAATTGCTACTGAATACAATGCGAGTTTAACAGCGAATGCTACAACAAGCACAGGAGTTACCAGTACACCAATTGGAGTAACAGCAGGGGCTTCTTATATATACAATCATGAAGTAGGAAATAACAAAGCAGATGGCACAGCTATTTCTGCTTCTTTAACATCAGGATCAATTGAAATTTCAGATGGTGATAACTTTATGTCGGTTAGTAAATTTGTCCCAGATTTTACTAATTTATCAAAAGAATTAACAGTTACGATGACATTAGAGGATTATCCGCAATCCACTACATCTCAAACTACTGCAGGTAATGTGAGTAGCACAACACAGAAAATTAATGTAAGAGGGAGAGGAAGATCAGTCAAATTAAATTTTGCAACAGACGTTGTAGATGAAACAAATTGGAGACTAGGTTCAATGAAATTACAACTTAGACCAGATGGAAGAAGATGATATATGTTAAAGACAATGTTTTGTCTGACGATGATATAGAAAAATTAAAAGTTTTTTATTCACATCCTCGTGAGATTCATGATGAAACTTTATTAGTTAGAATTTCACCTGATCATGAAATCGTGCAAAAAGTAAAAAATAAAATAATTTCTGATCTTAATAGTAAAATAACACCATTTAATAAAGTAGATTGGTCACAAATAATAGCTTATCCAACAGGAAGTTCTAAACCCTTTCATTTAGATAGCGCCTCGAAAGAAACAACAGGTACGTCTGTGACGTTTTTAAATGACGATATTATTGGAGGAGAAGCGGTTATTGAGGGTGTGCAAATAACTCCTGTAAAAGGTAGAACTTATTTTATTGACGGAAAAATGTATAAACACGCTGTTTTAAATGTTATAAAAGGAAGTAGAATTACTTTAACTAGCTGGTATAAAAGGAATTAATAATGGCTAAAATAACAATAACTAGATTGCCTAACGCAACACCAGAATATCAACCGTCTCAAATCGATCAGATAATGAGATTATTAGAACAATTAATTTTATCTTTAAATACTTCTTATGCACAAGATATAAAAGATGAGTCTATAGGAAGGAGTTGGTTCGTTGGCTGATAATTTTGTAAATTCGGGGTATGATGTTGTTAATACCAATTTAAATGCTATTTATACGGTGCCTACATCTTCTGTAGGTGCAGTAGGTACTCCCCCTACTTTTCCAACTACTGCTCTTGTTAAGTCAATTATAGTAGCTAGTGATTCAGCGAATGCTACTTTAGTGGATTTAAAATGGACAGATACCAGTGCTTCTTCTACTTTTGTTCTCTATAATCAAAAAAGTGTTACAGCGAATAATACCGTAGAATTATTAACTCAGCCTTTAGTCTTAGAAGAAAGTGATATATTATACTTA